AGCAGAAAGATTGGAATGTTTTGGTAAAGCTTGTAATACTTTCATAAATGAAAACAATTTCTTATCAAATGTCCGTATATTGGAAGACGAAATACACAATTTCAGACCTGATATTTTGTATTCGGTTTTCGGTGGAGACAATCACCAACATCATGAGTATATGTTCAAGGTTCTAAGAATAGCTACCAGAATTTATGCACCATTCTTGGTAAAGAAAATTTACCTTGGTGAAATTCTATCATCAACGGACCAAGCACCAAGATTGCTTGAACACACGTTTATTCCAAATCACTATGTTCCGTTATCAATAGATGAAGTAATGACGAAAACAGAATGTCTGGAGTATTATACCGACGAAATTCAGCAGTGGCCGCACCCAAGGTCTAAAAAAGGTATTTTCAATTTAGCAGAGAAACGTGGCAGTGAATGTGGTCAGCAATACGCTGAATCATTTATTACTCTTCGTTCCATTGAGACTGTTTAATTTGAATTGCCATTTTGGTGGTGGGTCATCAAAAGCAGTTAATTTAAAATCTACTTTTGGCAGTAATAGAGTTGGCCAATAATCCATAATTTCCTCTATAGTATTCTTTGTGAGAAGTTCCTTTTTTGATTCTTCTGGAATACATCCCAATATCTCTTTTATAGATTGAAGTTCTGATTTAATAGATTCATCATCTATATCATTTGATTCTTTATCCAAAGAACCTATGATTTCGTTGTATTTATTTACAATAAATTCATGCCATCCATTTCTAAAATCTTGTATAACACTTTTATCATTGTTAACTAATCTATCATAATCATCCAGTCCATCTAAATGAGCTAAATCCAATAGTAACATATTTTTTAAACGAATTTCTTTGGATTCATCCACATCACTTCTAAAAAATAAGTCATACATTTGTCCACCTTTTAGAAATTTGAATTTTGAAAAAAGTTTTTTATTATCATCAATGGTTTTTTGAAGTTCTTCTTCACACTTTTCTATATCATTTTCGTGCTGAATATGAAACATTATGATATCATCAAAATTCAAAACTATTACTGAATCTGTGGTACAATCAATAAGTTTTATATTGATAGATTTAAGAAGCATCCCCCTGTTTCTGTCATCCGCTAACCTAAATGGTTTTTCAAAAGAATATTTTGAACAACTATAGTTTATGTAACAAGGAAAAGAAAATATCTTATCCAAAAATAACGATTTATATAACAAATTCATTGTAATCCTTATGTTTAATACTTGATAATCCAGATAAGAGGGTCAAGGGTAGTATATGTCATGAAGTAATTAGTCATGTTTGGCGTTCTATAAGATGTTGCAGAAAGCGGTATATATGTTGTTGGAACAGTAGGCGTAATATAATACACAGCTATACTCTCCGTATAAGCAGTTGCTGTTCCTAGGTCTGTCCATACAAATGAATAACTGACTGCCTGACCTGAATAATATCCGCCGCTGAGTCCGGTAAATGTTTTGAAATTGGCTGTCGTCCCATTAATGTAGTATGTTGTAACCCCCCATTTAAGACTGAAATTGCCTGACCCTCCACTTACCCACGCTATAGTTGCGGTACCGTTATCAGCGTTGTGATAAGTGCTACTACGTTCCACCGTGGAAGCTTTACTTATTGTAAGTCCTCTTCCATAATTTGTTCCAATTAAAGCAGCAAGTTCAATATATACAAGGGGGTCATATAAAGCGCCATCACATTTCAACCAACCAGCCGGCGGAACGGTGCCAGCATACCCCACTATAGTTCCTACAGGAATATTAACCCCCGATGTTCTACTATAACTGGAACTTACAGCACTACTAGCCGTTCCATAAAATGATACTTGACCTGAGTCAGCTATACTTGAAGAAAATATGTATCCTTCAATAGTCCTTCCATAAGTAACTCCACTACAACTCATGAATAACAAACTGCCTGTTCTCTCTAAATTGTTAAGATTTCCGGCTTCGTTGGATTGAAATAAAAATCCTTTACCAACTTTTGAAACGGCATCAATATTAGGACCGAATGTATTAACAGGAACATAACTATCTCCCACTTCAAATACCAATTTTCCAGCAAAGGTTCCGTTATCTAGGAAATAAAGTTTTCCATATCCATTTGTACCTAATGATCTTTGATAATCTTTGTTTAAGAATAAACTACCGCTTTTCAACGAAACCATCGAACCAACAGTAGAAGTTGCTAGTGTTCTTTTTGGTATCTGAATGTATCCTGAACCCGTGGTTGTTAAACTTTCATTAATAACAAGGGTTCTCTCATATGAGTCACCGATGCCCTCAAGCCTACTAGCAGTGTGAGCGTTGTATGCTAAACTTGCTGTACCTACCACAGAACTCCAAAGAATGTTGAGTGCCCAACTAGCAGTCATTTCATACAATCTCGGATACAAATAACTAGCAGTATCAGCATTTAAAGCATATGAGGCACTTATTGAAGAGGATGCCCAAGAAGCTGACAAAACGGAACCAGACAACGCAAAATAGTTTTTAAAAGTATTTACCGACGTTCTAAATGTCGTCATTGACCCGCTATCAACAATAGGCATATAGTCGTCTGCCGTGATGTATGTTAATTCGTTTAATGAACTGATTGGTATGCTATATGACATAAAATTTCACTTATAAATATTAGTCCCCTAATCTAATCGCCCAGTTTAAGGGGTCCAAAGTCGTGTTTGTTCTAAAATAATAATTCATATTTGGAACTCTATAATCATTAGTGCCTAAAGTATAATTAAGAAACGCACTTGGAAATCCCGACGACGACAAACAAAGTAATCTTGATGTTGACACAGTAGGATACCAACCATAATCGGTGATTACGTATGGGTAATTGTGATTATTTGACAAACTACTAATCGTGATATTATAAAGATATGCTGTGAGATTGAAATAATATGTTGTGGTATTATTCCAATAAACACTAAGAATGCCAGAACTACCTGCCGTTACACCGATAGTCACTCTTCTTGTGTTGTTAAAAATGGATTCGGTAACGGTAGCTTGTGTTCCAAAACTGGTACCAACTTGAGCTGCAAAAGGAGGATATGTGATTTGATTGTATGTTTCACCCCTTGACCATACCCAATCTACCCACGCAGAACTGGTTGGTGTTCCTGCGAAAGCAACAACGGCTGCCATAGGTAAAGGAAACGGTGAATTAAGAGCATAGTCTGACCCCGAAGAAAAACTGGCGGTTCCGTAAAACGATACTGGGCCGGTAGTAGCAATACTTGAAGAAAATACGTATCCTTCAAAGGTTCTTCCATAAGTTACACCACTGGCTGAAAGGAAAAATAAACTTGCTGTTCTGTTTAAACCATTAGAATTACCAGCTTCATCTACCTGAAATAATATACCTTTACTATTACCAGCTAAAGCATCAATATCTGGACCATTAGGAGTTGCAACATACTCATGACCAACATCAAAAACCATTTTTTGTTTTTGATTACCATCATCAAAATAAAAGAGTTTTCCGTATCCTGTTATTCCTAACGGTTGTGTAATTGCGTTGTAATCTTTACTAAAGAAAAGTGTATTACTCTTTATAGAATTCGTGGTGATGGATGATGTTAATTGATTCCTACTTCTGAGAGAAATGTGTCCTGAACTTGTAATAGAAACATCAGTACTTACCACCATTCTTTGTTCATAAGAACTTCCTATACCCTCCAACCGACTAGCTGTGTGAGCATTGTATGCTAAACTCGCTGTTCCTGCTACAGCACCAGCAACTAGGTTGTTTGCCCAACTAGCAGTCATGTCATAAACCTCTGGATACATGTAACTAGCAGTATCACACTTTACAGCATAGGAAGCACTAATTGAAGCGGATGCCCAAGAAGCTGATAAAGCAGAACCAGATAATGCAAAATAATCCTTTACCGTTTTTACAGTCGCTCTAAAAGTAGTCACAGACCCACTATCAACAATTGATATCATGTCATCTTCTGTGACATACATCAATTCGTTTAGTTGACTAATTGGAATGTTGGTTGCCATAATTATACATCGTAAGCTACTGTCCAACCATTCGTTATCAAAGTTAAAATATTATCAATTAGTGTAGTGGTAGATGGTGGTCCATACCCAGACATTAAGAAACTACCAGATATCACTCCACTACTAGTAAGATTTGTTGTCATATTTTCTAATGCAGTAACTCCAAATATAGCAAATGATACATCTAAATATGACATTGATGCTGGTAAATCCATAGATGTTGTAGTTACCGAAGTACTGCTTACATCAAGATATGACATTGACAGAGGTAAATTGGTTAAACTTGTCACAGTAGTTTGAGAAAATGAAGCTGAATATATACTGTTAGGCAAAAATCCTATCAATCCATTCAAAAGAGTTCCTTTAACATTAATGTTATTCAACGAATCAGGCAAATCAGGTAATACAGTTATTGGGTTGAATGATATATCAAAATATGATGTTGATGGAGATAGTTTTGGTGACGTTGTTATCCCATTATATGACAAATCAATATATGATGCCGTAGTATTATCAAAGTCAGCAACAAAAGAAAGAACATTATCATTACATTCCAACCTTTGTAGTGATGCTGGCCAAGCATATTTCAAGTTTGTAATAGAATTTTCATTACAATTGAGTTTTCTTAATGAACTACATTTCCAAGTATATCGAATAGAGGTTACACCCTGACTTGATATATCTATCTCAGTAATATTTTGTGAACCTGTTATTAATAATCCAGGTAATTGGTCATAAGTTACTTGAGTTGGTGTAGTGCTGGATGTAAATGAGAAATTTACCGACTCTGATGGTTGGACATCAAAAATCATAGGTGAATCAAAAAATGTATCAACATAATCACTAGCACTAGTGATTGTATATTTTACAAGTCTATTTGTATCTAATTGAAGATTTGGTGATGATGAAGTTACTTGTATTAAATATTCACCATTGAGTTCGTCTTGTTTAATCAAAGTAAAAGGTATTTTCAATGAACCTGTAGCATTTGTTCCCCACATATTTAAAATAGGTGTGGTGTCAAAACCAATAGTTTCTTCATCCATTACAACGTATTCGCCATTTAATCTATTAAATCTAGTCAGTGATAGTGAATAATCGTTTTGAACAGATGCTGTAAAATTCAAAATTACCGACCCATTAACTTCAATTAAGGTTCTATATCTTCCCACCACTGATGGTGTCACTGTTAGATTTTCAATAACAGATGAACTTACACTTTGATAATGAGCTTCTGCCATTCCGTATGCAAACATTGAGGAACCTCCAACTACAGCAGATACTAATGCGTAGGAGGCGGTCCCATTATCAACACCTGAGTATTGTAAATATGAAGCAGTATCCGTCGCTAAAGATTGGCTAGCAAGGTATGCAAATATAGCTAGAGAAGCACTAGCTACTACTCCTATGGCATTGTTGAAATACGAAGCGGTATTAGCAGTATCACAAAAACTGGTTGATTGTGCTAACATGGCATATGATGCTGTTCCATTATTACCACCATAATAAAGTAGAAATGCTGCTGTATTGGCCGTGTTGGCTGCGCCTACGTTCAAAGCAAATGAAGATGTTCCATTAGGAAATCCAGCATATATCAAATATGATGATGAAATTGATAACCCACTGGCATTTAAAGCAAAAGAAGCTGTCTGCGATACGGACGCACTATCAGCATAATCAGCATGATAGGAATTATTAGCCCAAGAAGCAGATGTAGCATTAGAAGCAAAAGCCGCAGAAACTACAGGTCCAAAAACACTGTTTCCATCAACAAAAGAAGCGGTATCAGCTAAAAGAGCACGAATAGCAAACACACTTCCACTAGCATTTAGCCATCCAGCAAAATCCGATGTATAGATGTGTTTGGATTCTCTCTGGCTGCTATCAATAATAAGGAGCAAATCGTCAGGCGCTACTTCACCAGGATTTAGCGGTAACAATTGTGATACTTTTTTATTTCCTATTAACATATTATATTCCTAATACTTGAAAATTTACAAACCCCCACTCATCGGTATGATATGTTCCTGGCATAGCAGTATAAAAATCACTCGTGTCAGGCGTAACTATAGACATAGTAAATCCATTTATTGTTCTGTTAGAATGTATAGGATGACATATTACACCTGCTCTTTCCTGTAAAGCGTATGGTTGATAACCGTCGCCAATAACCATATAATTTGTATGACTTAATGGAGTAGCAAAAATTACAGCAAATTGTGACCAGGTAGCTGGTGCTACGTAAGATGAAGGTTGGGATGTAGTGGTAAATTTGTCCAAATATACAACCGATGATATGTTATACTGCATGGTTATTCTTGGTAGTGCCACGCCATTACTCCATGTTATTTGAGCAAATGCTTTTACATAATTGGTAGGTGATGGAAAATTTAAAGCATAGGAAGCAGTAACGGTAACGGATGATGAAATGGAATTTAATGCGTATGAAGCAGTCCCATTTGGAAATCCCTGATACAATAAAAATGAAGCTGTATCTGCTTGTGTTACACGACCCGTAGTTAATGCGTAGGATGAAGATATGGCCCACGAAGCTGTTCCATTTGGTTGACCATTGTAAAATAAAAAGTATGCTACCCCAGCACCATCAGCATATCCAGACCTTAACGCATATGAGGCAGTAACGCCTATGACTGGTGGTGGTGCCCAAGACGCACTATCAGCGTGGCCTGACCTATCTGACCAAGAAGCGGATATACAATTATCAGCCGTAATAGCGTGAGCAGCATTTATTGCCCAAACGGCATTACTAGCACTCGTTACTGTTCCATCTACACCAATAGCGGGAACGTATGATGCTGATATACTATGTTGAGCATAAACAGCATTGAAACTTGCGCTGTTTTGTAAAAAGAGAATCAACGAGCTTAACTCCATCTTCTTAGATTCCTTCAAACTCATATCTGTTATGAGAAAAAGGTCAATAGTCTGGAGCTCTGCTGCTAATAATTCATTTAATTGTGATACTCGCTCGTTGGCCATAAAATGTATAACCTATAAATAGAATCTTATACCGTTTTTCTAACTTTTTTGATGATGAATTGAACCAACCCACTTCTTACAATATCATCATCGGTGAATTTAAACACTTGGATTCCATTCGCTTTTGACTCTTCATCGTCAAAATAGGACATCATTCTAACAAATCCACTCTTGCCATTAATGTCTGATTGTTCTGGGTCACCCAAGATAAACACTTTACTAAATTCACCTGTTCTGGTAATTAGTGTAAAAAGTTCCTTGAAAGTCATATTCTGAGCTTCGTCAGATATTATAACTTTGGTATTCCAGTTCAATCCTCTAAGAAATCCGACTGGTATTGACGATACACGACCATCTTTTTTTAGATAATCTATGTCGCCTTTTGGAAGTAATTCTATGAGTTTATCTAATAATGGGGCTAAATAGGGAGCCATTTTATCTTCTGCTTCACCCGGTAAGAAACCAAGTTTAGCTTCTGATGATTCTACTGCTGAACGTATGTATATTAGGTCACTTACTCTCCGTTGGTTGAGTAGTGTAAGTGCAGCATAAATTGCCATATACGTTTTAGACGTGCCGGCAGGTCCAGACACGAATACAATTTTTGTACTCTTGTCCATAGCAAGTTCCAAAAACTGTTTTTGTTTTTCATTTAGTTGTCTTTGATGAATCGAAAGGAGATTCTTTATTTTATCGCGTTGTGGGATTATAGGGCTCGTGTCCTTAACTTCTCTAGTGGTTTCCGAACGTTTGGTTTTCATCATTTATTTTGGGAAGAGTAGTTGTACTCTTTATAGTTTTCTGTAACTGGATTACTCTTGGACAATACTCATATACTTCTTTTTCTAAAAAGTATTTGTAGATATTGGCAAGATTGTTTAAGTAATCTCTTTCTGAAAGTGTTATTACAAAATCTGAATTTTTGAATTGAAATACTTCTATGAAAGGTAAACGATGTTCGACAGCAAATTCGATGGCCTTTACCACTTGTTCCATCATATCCACTTTGAATTTACGAGAGAAGAATTGAAGTTCCTTGTTTTCAGATGGAAGAACGTAAAGTGGCGGTAAAGTTAATGTATTCTTGTTTGCTGCCATACACCCTATAAATAGGATAGAACAAATACAAAAAATAAAAACGTGGTAGATTTCTCTACCACGTTTTCACTGGAATAAGTATGAGTCTAATATACTTACTTACCGAATTGTGCTATTCTTTTCTTGGCAGCCTTTTCCCATTTTTTAATGGTACCGGGACTTGCGCTTTTGTAGTCTAACTTTCCTTTTTCAACAAGATTGTTAACTTCCATTTCTGTTGTTGCATTAGCAATTAGAGTTAGAAGACCGGGTTCTGCCGGCTTTTTCAACATTTCTCTTGTTGGTTTATAATTGACAGGAACCTTCCCATACTTTAGAACCTCTTTTACTATCTCCGGATTTTCTGCCAACTGACTAGCGGCAGCCATTCGTGTGACAACATCCGAGTCCGTAAGTTCTGGAGAAGCCAGCAATTCTTCTGATGATTTATTTTCCATAATTACCAGACTCTATGCCTTTTTTTGTCGTATTGAACGATTTCTATTTTCGTTCCGTCCGGCCAACGTTCAATGACCTTACGCCAAAAGTCTCTTTCAGCAATGGCTCTTGGTTCATCCGCTTTCGGATAGTCTTTGTCTGATACTCTAAGTCCACTACGAACTACTACATAACGCGGCAATGATTCGCCGGGACTCCATGTATCATCAATGGGTTCTTGTAGTAGGCGTTCTACGGATTCACTTACAGGTGCGTCTAGAATAAGAACTTCCTCTAGATTAACCTTTTTCACTGTTCTCTTTGGCATTTTGTGCTTTCTTGTTTTTTTGTTGTTCTAGCAAGATTTTGTTATCTATTAGCTTCTTGCATAGAAAGTCAATAATTGCTTGAGTATCTTTTAGGCAAACGATAACATCGCCACCCTCAAGATTTTTTCCACGAACCAATTTCCAAATTAATTTAATCCTATCAATAAACGAAAAAGGCGTAGGCGATTGATTCCATACTGAAAAGTAGAAATCCGGTTCTATACCGTCGCCTACACCTAAAGCATCGCTGGTAACTTCTAGCACGTGCCCATGGCAATCGCACCTAATCATCAACGTATTTTTGTCGTCGTTTATTACTGACATGGTTATAATGTGTCATACTTCCCCGTGGAAGTCAACACCTTTTATAATCTTTCTTCACTTTTTCCGAAATACCACTGGTCATATTCTGCTCTACAAGCAGTATAATCCGCCATGTGAATTACGCGTGGTAGATTCGTTTTTAGATACAGGTCAGGATTGTATTGGACAAGATACTTCGCTGTAGCCTCATTAAACAGACCGTCGGCCAATTTCATACCAAGATACTCTTTCCAATCATAAACAACGCCATACTTCTGTAGAAGATAAATGGCCCTATCCGTGACTTCCATATAAGGAAGGTTTGGGTTCATTTTATAGAATTCTCCCTTTTTATACTTCCAATCTTGGTCTTGAGGAGCATAGTATTCACCGAATTCAGGGTCACCAAGTTTTCCTAAATCGTGATGGAGTGCTGAGAAAATCATTTCTTCATCATTAAAATCAACCTTAGCACCAGCAATCTCAAATATCTTTTTACAAGCAAAAGACAATTTGACTACGTGCATAATGTGTTGAAGGTATCCGCCTGGATGACATAGATGATAATGTTCACACATTGCGGCTGGTGCTGTTGCAGCAGACAACCCCAAAGAACCATCGTCATCTGAATACATTTTGAGAAGTTTTTCTTTCCTTTGCCCAGTGAACATGTCACCGACAAATTTCAAAAATTCTTGATAATTCTCTTGAATTTCGTTATCTGTTAAGTTTGGTTTTTCAATCATATAATATTCCTTTGAGAGAGAATACTAACATGGTTTTGAAGAGAATCAACTTATTATATTGACAAACAAATAATGGCTGCGATACCCAGAATGATGCCTATAATTTGAAGAGTGGTTAGAACTTCACCAAATACAACCACACCCAAAAAGATAGTCACAATCATATATGCAACATTCCAGATGGTTCCAAGAACAGAAAGCGAATTCATTCTTTTAATAGCAGGAAAAAAACACAATGAAGTGAGATTATAAAAACCAAGTGATGTAAGGAGAGCCTTTATAGAAGCCGTATTAGCATATATCTTTGAGTAGTATTCACCAAATCCATAAAATACGGATGCTACCAATATGATTAATGCTACTGTAACTGTCATATTTAAATAATACAACTTTGAAGAAGAAAATCAACTTATTTTAATGCAAAAAATGGCGGATAGTGAGGGAATTGAACCCCCGCCGGTGCGACCCGGATTAGTTTTCGAAACTAACGCAACAAACCAACATTTGCCTACTATCCGTATTACCGCTTACATTTTTGACTGTATATTTCCCAACAAACATTACAGTTGTTTATAGGAACTGTTGCTCCTGAATAATTCTGATGAAGTTTACAATGCAGTTGTGGTTGATATTCAAGTATTCTAATTGCTTCTACCTTTATTTTCTTATCTGGTAATTGAAACTCTACCACAACCTTTTCTGGTTCGGGAGTTTTCTTTTTTCCAAATAAGGATTTAAACCACTTGATCATTATTAAAATTGGCGGAAACGGGAGGATTCGAACCTCCGGGCCGGCTTTCACCGACCTCATGCTTTCCAAGCATGCGCTATAGTCCACTCTGCCACGTTTCCAAAACAACGGATTTTATAACCTGCCAGAATCTTGTCTGACGGCAAAGCCACTGCTTTCGTCTGTGGCCTCCTACCACGGTCTTCGGTGAAACTTTAATCACCTACTTGTTGCCCGTGATTATCCTGAGTATCTATACGTCAGGGATTAATATTAGGTATCCGTTGTTAATCTTTGGCTGAGGATGAAGGATTCGAACCTACGCTAACTGATTCAGAGTCAGTCGTGCTACCAATTACACCAATCCTCAACAACTAAATTACTTACTAAACTTCGGTGCCACCAATGTTGGTCTTGGGCACTTAACTACTTTAACAAGACTCAATCTTGTACCTGCTGGTAGATAAGGCTGAATAGCTCTGACAAATCCAGTATCCACCGCTGTTACAAACTGCTTGGCTACAGCATTGTTGGTAACTTGACCAACTACATACTGACTATAAGCAGCATCATAAATAACCACTACAGAGTCAACACCCAATTGAATCCATTGGTTATTCAATTGTGGAGCTACTTCATTCAAGGCAGCTTCAAAAGCTGCTGGGCTTGTATCTGCTCCAAGAGCGAATTTCTTCAAACTTACGTCAGCCAACACAAAATACTTTACGTTATTCGTATTTTGCTGAATAGCATAAGTTGCTCCAACATACGCACCTTGCTGAACTACTCCTGCGGCTGCATTAATAGTTGCTTGGTCCGTAATACAACCTGATGTAAACAACATCAAGCCACCTAACACCGTCGCTAACAAACATACTTTCATCATATTTTTCCTTTATTCTATTTTTCGTTAATCGAAATGGTGGAGCCACAGAGAATCGAACTCTGATTTGAACACTGCCAGCGTCCCGTCCTACCGTTGAACGATGACCCCAAATGGCTTCCTTCACAAGAAGAAAGCCTTTTCTCCCTCACAAATGAGGAAGCAAACACTAGATGCGGGATTACCGGTTATCTCCGAAGCACTTTTTACAACTTACCCCTGTTGAGCGTTTTTAACGTAGCCACCGCTACGACCTGGTTTGTGCCAGGATTTATTCCCGTTTGGGTTTTTTTTCTTTATTAATTTTGGTTTGCTGTATCCACATCTAAATCGTCAAAGAACTACCTATAACTATAGACCAAAATTAGAAAACGGCAAGCGTATTACCACCAAAGATCTCTACGATATTCGGATAGCAATTTCCACGCATCTTCTATATTTTCATAGTCTAAATCTGTGCAATTATCTTTATCCAAAACTTGCAATTCAAACCCTCTAATCATCGCATCCAGAACTTTATTCCATCCCTTTTCTCCCAATTGTTCTGGGAACCCGTTGTTTATCTCTCTAAATCTTTTGAGTCGTGGTATAATAAATGAAGCAATTACATAATCAAAGTTCCAGGTTTCTGTATCTGAAAATCCGTTAGTTTTTAATTGCTTCTTGTACATTTTATATCTCTTATCGGCAGGCTTGAGATACAATGGATTTTTCAATTTCCACGCACTTTGTAACTTTTTAGATAACCGTTTTCTTCTCATAATGTTTACCGTTGATGTTGAGTAATGGGGGGCGGATGATTGCCTTCGGTTCTGCAATTTTTATAGTCAATGACATACATGACACCAAAAACGGTAGCTGTAAAGATAAACCAAGTGACAAGGATAATAATAATGGTAGCGGGGATTCCCATAATTATCTGTTCATACCATACATGGCTTTTGAACCACCTGTAAATTTTTTTCATATTTTTAAATTGGTGGAGCCACAGGGAATCGAACCCTGATTTCTTCGTTGCGAACGAAATGTCCTACCGTTGAACGATGACCCCAATGCTTGGCATTATTTTTTAGACAAGCGACTCCGGAAGCTGGTGCGCTATACCGTCTAAGCGTCTCCCGTCTGTTAAATTGGTGAGATAGGTAGTACCTGTGTTACCGGGGGGAGCGGATACCACGCAATAGCCGTTAGGGAGATAACTCCGGTCCGGCACCTATCTCATATAATCTGACACAGC